AGTCAGTCTGTCCATTTAGCTGCGCCAGCAGCGTCGGGTCGGTTATTTCAGCGCCCACCGGCCGCCTCCGAGGGATACGTAGGTTTTGCCGCCAATGACCTTGGTGGGAGCAGCGGCCGGCGGCATACCTTGGGCAGAATCGGTGGATGGCTGGGAACTATTGGGCGCGTTTCCACCCATCGCGGCATGCAACCGATCCCGCTCCTGTTGCTGGGTCAGCAATGCATTTTGTCCATCTTGCCTCATGGCGGCCGCGACTGTCTCCAAAGTACCTGCGGACATGTACTTGTTGATGACTTCGTGCGCTTCCTTGCGGACCGCGACAGAGGGAGCAGCGGCTCCATAGCCGCCAGAATTGAGCTTGGCATATTCGCCTTCAACCTCATTCAGTCGCAGCACCAATTTTGCGACCTCACCATCACCCGTCACCCCTTGCTGCCATGCGCGAATCGCCTTATTGACAATGGGCGAACTCACCCCTCCAATCTTATTGGCGGAATCCAACAAGTTGGTGAGATCGAGGTCCAGCTTTTTGGTGGCAGGCTCGATCACCGCGAGTTTCTTGGTCACCAAGTCCATTGCCTGCCCGTTGGCTTTGAGAGCCCCTTGGCGAGCGGCAATGGAACCTGCGGTGTCTCCCGAAGCAGCAGCATCGGATGCCACTTTCTCCAATATCTTCGCCTGCATCGCCGGATTGCGCCCCATGGCGGCTGGCATTTTGCCCGTTGTGCGATAGGTATCCGCGGCGAACTGCAGCGCCTGATCCGACATGTTGGCCGCGCCAAAGATACTGGTATTAAACGGCTGTTTCCCCACTGCTTCCGAGGTCGTCACCAACTTGGGCTGTCCCGTCTGTGCATCAATGATCTGATGCAGCCCTTCTTCCCCTCGGACCTGATTCAACTTGCCGCTCAATGGATCGCGCTGATAGAGCGATCCCAACGGACCATTCTGCGTCTGCATCTGCACGGCCGGCGCCTCTTCTGGCAGGTTCGCGCGCGCTGCGATCTGATTGCGCATCGAGGTCAAGACGGTACGCGCGTTCGCATCATTCAACTGCGTCATGCCCATGCGCTGGGCTTGCTGCTGGACGGCAGCAGAGAGCGCAGGGTCAGCTCCAACGTACTTCAGCGGCTGGTCGGACTTCATCAATGTGTCGAGTTGGAAGAGCTTCGGCATGATGCGCTGCTGATAGCTCTGTAGCTGCAACTTGCGCGTCGCTTCCTCTGCCTCGGAGGCTTTCATGCCCTGACCGATTACCAATCCGCGCTTGTAGACATCCGGAGCGATACCGTTGATCGGCATCTGCGTCCAATCACCGGGATCAGATTGCTGACTGGCCGCGAATTGCTGGGGCTGTTGTGCGGTCTGTGCGCTGCCCTGTGGTGGTCCGCCGGGACCGCCGGCCGGGAGTTGCGGGACTGACGCGGAAGCCGCTGTCGGACTCGCAGGGCCGCCAAAGAGACCACTGAGCGCCTGATTCTTCTGGATGTTGAGACCCAGGGATTCCGCTCCGGCCGCCATCTGCAGGCGTTGCATCGCTGTCTGTGCCTGCAACTGCTGCGAATCCTGCAAGCTTTTCCCTAAAATTGCTGGGAAACGCTGGCCCGAGCCGGAGTTGGCGAGCAGCGACATAGCAAGGTTCTGCGTGCCGCCATAGGGCGCGGTCATCTGGCCGAGCAGACCGGAGTCAACTTGAGGTGGTTGGTACGCCAAGAGGCCACCTAGAAGCTGCTGCATGTAGTCGTTACTTGCGCCCATGTTAGCCGCCTAGATAAGCGCCCCCGAGCGCGCCCAGTAATCCACCCCAACCGCTGCCCGTAGAGCCACCGAAATAGTTGCCGATCTGCGAGCCCAACTGACTCCCCAGACCTGCGCCGCCCAATGCTCCAGCAGTCGAGTTGAAAGCTGGCGTCTGTGTCGAGGTCTGACCGAGCGCGCCATTCACGCGTGACAGGTATTGGTTGAGTGCAGTCTGCGGTGCTTGGATATAATTTTGCGCCAGATTCTGTACATCTTGACCAGCACCAAAGAGCGCGTTTTGCATACCCAATTGGCTTTGAAAGTTCTGCGGCGCAGCCCCGAGAGCGGCTTGTTGCAGTCCCGCTTGCGTGTTGAAGGCATTGCCGTAAAGATTCGCCCCGAATGTGCCCAAGGCTTGGGCGTTCACCCCCGCTGACTGATCGACATTTCGTCCCGCCGCACCGAACTGACTCCCCAACTGGTTCTGGATCTGCTGTGCGCCTTGGGTGAAGAGTTGGTTCAGCATGGGATTCTGCTGAACATTGCCGCCTAACGTGTTGGTGATGTACTTCTGCGCGGCATTGGTCGCCGGATCACCGCTCTGCGCCATGTTCGTGATGTTCGAAATAGCCGACTCTTGCTGGGGAGCGAAGGGAGCTACCAGTTGATGCTGGTTCTGGTACTGCGAGAGCGCTTGATTCACGCCGAGCTGTTGGTACGGCTGCTGCCAAGCCGGAGCGCCTGTGATCTGAGTGGCATTCTCTGAGCCGTTCATGTCATCCCCCGAAGCCGACCGGTTTCGGATAGTTGGGCTGGCCGTAGATCTGCGAGCCATAGCCGCCGGAGTTGATGATCTGCTGCAGTTGCGCGGGCGACATCGTGAAATTCCCTGTCGGCATGCCCTTCTGTTGCGCGTACTGCTGCATCGCCAGTTCCGCCTGGGCGTTGCTCATCGGGTTGCCGCTTTGATCATAGATCACGCTGCGCGGCTGATAGCCGGAGCCCGCCGAGGCCAGACCACCCTGCGCCGTGGCGGCCGCTTGCTGCGCGGTGGGGGGATTGACGACCTTGGTTGAGCCGCCGGAGTCATGCAGCCAGGCATTGAATAGGTCATTACCCTGGTTGTTTTCAGCTTGAGAGGCCGCTGCCTTGGACATTCCATAGGCGGCGAGGATGGCGAATGGCGCTGCTGCAGCGACTGCACCCGCGCCACCCAGTGAGGAACTGGCGCCAGCGGAGCCCGCTGCGGCATTCCCGCTGGCGAACACGCCCGGCGCGCCGGCCCCCAACGCACTGCCGGCCGAGCTCGCCGCCCCCGCGCCGAGTAGCCCCCCTGTGGCGGCCGGGGCTGCCGACGAAGCTCCCGCATCTGCGGCTCCGGCATTCACCGCTCCCGTCACACTCGGCAGCTCAGAGACCGCAGGCGCGCTCACCGGGGCGATGGGAGCGCTGCCGCCCGCCATGATGGAGCCTAGAGAGCCTGCGCTCGACCCACCGCCCAGAAGCCCGCTAACGCCGTTATAGGCGCTCTTCACTAAGTTCGGATTCTTGGCCGCGAGGCCGAGTAGCCCGCCGAGGATGCTAGATCCTGCGCTCTGGCCCGCTGAACCCCCAACCGTCCCCGGCAATGCCGCCGGCGCGGCCACAGTCGGCCAGAGTCCACCCTGCTGAGGGGAACCGGCCATCTGGTAGGCCAACTGAGACCAAGGTCCCATCTGGGCATTTAAGGGCGATTGGGCAGCCGTCTGCGGACCCTGCAATCCAACCTGGGGATTGATGGTCTGCATCAGGCCCTGCCAGGCGGTCATATCCGGCATGGGGCCTCCATGATCACGCCAGTCTGTTCGAAGCTGCGATCGAAGCGCAGCCAGCCGCGGCGGCCTTGAATGCGTAGCTTCTGGCAGCCCTGGTTGTAGGCCCAGTCGCGGATGACCTCGAGAATGCGTTTGCGCTCAGTGAGCGGCGCTTTGCCACACGCAATGACCAGCAGGCAGATCAGCCCCACCGTGGAGCGCTGAATTTCCGTCACGACTATGCCGTGTACGGCCGTATCAGTCTGCAGCCCCCAGATTTGGACTTTGCTTTCCCGCGCGGCGCGTTGAATATCCACCAGCGGGATACTGCAACATTTGCGCTGGAACTGTTCCAGAAGTGAGGCAATGTCGTGCCAACACGGATCAATCTGTTCGGCGCTGAGGCAGAAAACGCGCATTCAGTAATCACTCGTCGGCTGGGCATCGAAGGTCCCGCCGGAAGCTTTGGTGAACGCGCCCGTGATATCGAACTCCGCGCGGTGATAGCGAGCATCGATGAGGAAATTGGCAGCGCCCGTGAAGGTATCGGCCGTCTGGGCCCCCGTCGTGGTCACCGCATCGGTCTGGTTATTCCGGTATCCGACTTTGATGGCGATATTGGCGAGGACTGCGCCTTCGATCTGGGGCCGAAGACCGGACATCAAGGTTTTGCCGGCAGGATTGAGTCTGATTTCCTGCGTGGTAAAGATGGCGGTTCCCGGCGTGCCGGTCAGGGTTCCCACTCGGCTGTTGTTACCGAATACCTGCAGGCCCACTTGGGCAATGACCGACTCTTCGCCGCGCACAAAGACGCGCACCGTGTCAAACACATGCGTCCAGCGATTCTCTTCGTAGTTATAGACCAGGGCCTCTTGTGGAGCGCCGGAGTCCCCTGACTTCGGCAAGGTCCAGTAGATCAGCCGATTGATGTAATCCACACCGCACTGCACGGACGTGAACGCCCCCGCATCCAGTCGGGACAGGAAGTACTGATCCGCCTTATCGCGTCCAATGGGAATGACCTGCGTCCCATCGGTCATGAAAAAACCGGCGGTACTGGCGAAATACACCCGCGAGCCTACCTTGAGCCACCAGCCTGGGAACAAAGGGCCGGGCCCACGATAGATCGTATCGAAGGCGAAGACCGTGCTTCCTCCCGTATAGGTCATACGGACCAAGCCCCCATCCATGAGAACGACCCCCCACTGATCGCCTTGGGAAATCCCCCAAACACTTCCCAGAGCCGAGTCCATCAACTGCCGCCCTGACTGAGCGGCGATCGCGGCCGCACTGTTAGGTGCGGGCCAGTCGGTGGGCGCATTGATGCCGCTCCACTGGATGGCATACGAGGGGAAGGCGGCAGAGTTGGAATTACCCAGTACAACAAACTGACCGACAACACCCACGACCGCCGCATTGGGCGCATCTCCGTAGGTTCCGGTCAGAGTCGTAAAAGCCGGGGGTCCAGCAAGTTGGAGTGTCGTGAATTGAGGCAGTGAGCCATTTACGGCAATGATGAGTTCATTGTATTGAGCCATGCTGGCGATCGTGGCGGCCCAGGAGGCGGGCGTGACATCCACGAAAGTCCCCGGCACCGTCCCGGTCGCCACATAGATCTTGCTCGCGGTGACCACATACAGATTGCCCTGAGTGGCCACCGTGTTATTGCCGCGCCCCCGCAAGGCCGCGAGCGGCGCCCCCGTCAGAGTTGCACCTGTATTGACCATGGGCAGATAAGGCCGGTAGTTCCGGGAGACGGGCAGCACATTACGAGCTTCAATCACACCCGGATTATCCAGATCCGGCTGATCCGGCAGCCATTCCCCAAATTTGAATTGGGGCTCTTTCATCCCAACTCAACCTGCAGGGTCGCCATGGCCCAGCGCTCGGCCTTGTCACGATTGATAATGCCAGTCAGCAAGTCCTGGTAGATTGCATTCCACTTCGTGATCTCTTCCGTGTTCACCAGAAACGTCATCGCCTTCACCATGCAGGCGGCGTGCAACATCAGCGGATACAGCGTCACCATCCAGTTGGTCGGGGCACCGGAGGTCAGGAGCGGTGCGAGCGCGTAGTAAGTGCCCTGCAATGCATAGCCTGAATCCGGGAAAGGCCCAAAGATGAAGTTGGCGCCATCACGAGCCATGTAGGCCGGAAGGCCTGATTGAGTGCGATCCTGATAGCGGCTATAGAGCCAGGTCACCGACTTGAACGTCAGACTCACGACCCGATTGTTGCCGCCGTTGACTTGAATGTCTTTGGGACCCAGCCAGTCAGCGGGAACAGCGACCGTGCCACTCGCGATGGTGCCTGTGAATGCAGCCTCCATCGCCCGGATGCCGTTGCCTTCATTCTGCTCCAGGATATCGGAGTTGATCATCTCCTGAGCGCCCTGAATGAAGTAATCGACAAACGGCGTCAAGTCACTGCGGTGCGTGAAGTCCGCAATCGCGGTGACGAGCGTGGCATAGTTGGTGATGATCGCCATTAGATTTTACGATCGGTAACACACCTGAAAGCCTTGTAATCAGGCCCTTTCAGCTCGGCTGCGATTCGGGCTTGGTGCTCCTTGTTGAATACCTCGCCAAAGGGGATGCCGAGTTTCTCGCAGACCTGCAGCATGATCACGGGTGGAATGCTCATGGTCTTGCGGAACTCCCGCCGTACGCCAAAGGCCGTGCGATCTTCCGCATCCGCGCGGCGCTGATCGTGGGCGGACTTGAGAATAGGCTCCACATCGGCGTGATAGGTCACGATGAGGTTGTCGCCCTGTTCATGGGCTTTAAGGGTGGTCATATCGTGGTGAATCCAATGTTGTTGTAATAAATGGTGGTGCCGCTCGTCACATTCGCCGCCATCTTGTACATGTTGGTGCGCTGACAGGTCAGTAGCACAGGAGCCCCTGAATTCCCCACCGACATCGAGTTATTGAGCGTCATCGGCCCCGCGAGCGGCGGATTGTTCTGCGAGATGAAGGTTCCCGCCGTGACTCCGGCCCCGGTGATGAATCCCCCCGCGTCCGGCCCGAAGCCGGTCAAGATGGCCCCGCTGATGTTCAGCGTGGTCCCGCTGATCCAGCCCATGAACGTCGAAATGCCCATGCTCAGTTCAGACAGGGGAACCTTCAACGTGCCCCATTGATTGAGCCCGACCGTCCCATAAGGACTCGAACCCCCACTGGCGATCCAGGGATCAGCACCTTTGGTGTTGAAGACATCCTCACCACTCGTACCACCGGGGCGAGAGATCAGCCCCAATGTGACTTTGTGCGTGGTGTCTGTGAGATACACATCGAACACGCAGTAGTTGAACGCACCGATTTCCAATGCATAGGCAGGCGTGAGCGGCGTTTGACTGATGGGCTGGAATTGCCCCCCGCCGCCTGCATAGACACATTTGGCCGAGAACGTTCCTTGCGGAACGGCCACATCGGTACTATTCCAGGTGGTCACTTCACCATTACTGAATTCCGCCTGTCCCTGCGTCGCGACTCCATTGCGATACAGGTAAACGGCCGGAAAGGCGGCGGCGCTTTCACTGGACCCATTTGTAGAGCGCACGGAATACGCATAGATCGTCGCCGGTACAAACGTCGTCGGGGAGCACGTGCCCGTCGCGGTGTTATCCGTATAGGTCGTCCCTGAGGTATTCGCCAGGAACGATCCATTGCGATAGATGTTGTATCCGCCCGTGGCTCCCGCCGCAGCGGTCCAGGAGAGCGATTGCGAGTTGGCTGTTTGAGCGGTGATGAGCAAGTTGGTGGGAACAGCCGGACTCCCGCCGCCCGATCCCCCACCCGCCGTGGTGCCGGGCGCTCCTACGGTCAAAGTCAGTGCTAAACTCAGATTGAGCACGGCTGCCTTTAAGGCATCATACCAAAGCATGACTTGTGATCTCACCCATGGAATCACTTTGAGTGGTCATCTTAATATCCCAACGGACACGCCCAGACGACCTTATCGCCCGTCACGGTCGTGCCGCTAATGGTGAGCGTGGTGACTGAGGTGACAATGGCCGATTGTGTGTAATCCACCGCAGTCGTGTCGTCGTGCGCAAAGCAGGCGTAGCCATTGGTGGGACCGGTCGGCAACGTGATAGTGACTGTACAGGTGCCGGTCGTACCGGAAACAAATGAGCCCGCTACCGCGCCGCCCAACGTGCCACTGTTCGAACAGCCCGTAACGGTAGGCTTCGTACCCGCGGATTGGGCGCCGAAACGCACCTGCAGATTGCCGCCGGACATGAAATCCCCGCGCGGGGATCCATTCGTGTAAAAGGTCAACTGATTCGCGGCTCCCAACACCGCGCCGGTCGGAACCGCGCTCGCTGAGGTGACATTGAGTCCGCCCCCGGTGATGCGGCCACCGAAAGTGGACGTGCCTGTCCCCAACATGTTGAAGGTCGGGTTGTTGGTCGCATTGCCGAGCGAGATATCGGTGATGTTCGTCGTGGTGCCGCGTGTGACGCACAACGCATTCAGTCCAGCGCCATCGGCATCCGTACGAGTGCGCAGGCAATACACGCCACTTTGCAAATCCCAATCATATTTCTTGAGATCGGCGCCCAAATCCGTTTCGGTGAGGATGGAGCGCGGCTCGGCCGTGGCAATTTCCTGATTACCCGTCCACACCGGTGAAAGGGTTTGGATGTCGGCCGCCACCAAGACGCTCTTTGTCGCCAATGTGCCCACCACGACGCGATTGGTGGTGCCCGCCCGATTGACAGGCACTTGGTCAGTTACCTGAACCGTCCCCCCATCCGGCAACGCGCTGATCTTGGTATCTACGCCCCAGGCGCCACTCACCCATAGACCCGCTATCAGCAATCCGACGAAACCACTGAGCTTCATGGCGCATTCTCCGTGACGATCCGATTGCCCGCTTCGGTCACAAGAGGGCTTCCGCCTTCAGTCAGAATATCGAAAGAATTGGCTCCGCCCCCGCCGCCGGCAGTGGGCCCTGGAGGACTGAGGGTGGGTGTCAACGTCTGGCTGAGTGTCATATCCATCAGTGTGTCAACTCGGAAATATAGAGAGTCCCACCCCCGGAGTCCTGGATGACCTTCACACGATCCCCCGGACTACAGCCCAACACCATGGGGGAACCCGCACCCGGAATAAATGTATCCGTCGCCACAGCCGGATCCGCCGCATTGGTCTTGTTGGAAATGCGAATATGACAACTGGAGCTGGCATAGAGCAGCAAAGCGCGGGTCTCCGCACCCATTGGTGTCGAGGCCAATGAAGCCGCCCCGATCACTACGACCTGGGCCGTGCCTTCTTGAATCTTCCATGGTGAAATCGGTGTCCAACCACCCATAGATAAGCCCTCTGGTGAGAGAGCGGGGGCTCACAACCCCCGCGAAAACTCAGGTTCCGGTCGTGTCGAAAATCGCGCCCTGGGCTTTCTCATTCCCCAATTCGAGCGTGTATTCCACCAGCAGTTCCTTCTGATCCGAGTCGCCGGTCTTGGCGAGCGGGATCGTCTGGAACGGCCGCAGATAGGCGACGCGCACGTAGTTGGGATTGATGAAAAAGGTGTCGTGGCTGTTGGCGAGGAAGATATCCGGCACCAGCTTGATGTCACCGAAGTCGCTCTGGTACATGTCGATTGCCGTCATCAAGGTCTTGTCCTCAACCTGGATGAAGCGCGTACCGGGACCTGAGAAAGCCGAGATGTTCTGCTTGTTGCTCGAAGACACGAGCGCATACTCGGGGCTTTCGCCGGAGTTCTTGAATACCAACTGTGCGACGCTCTTGACCTGCGCTTCCGTGATGGCCGTCTGCGTACCATTGTAGGTACGGGTGTTGGCGCCCAGCAGCGCGGCTGGATTGGCGCCGCCGGCTGAGTTCTGGAACACCACATTGGTGCCGAGCCACGACGGCATGCCCGCCAGCTTCCGAGCTGTCGAGCTGGAACCGGCACTCTTCGCCAGATTCTGGGTCAGAATACCTTCCATGTCGCGCTTCAGTTCCTTGCTCTTCTTGAGCAACTGGTAGCCCATCTTATTGGAGCCACCCGCGGCGACGACGGCCTGCGACGTGCCGGAGATCTGGATGGTCTTGGTGCTGATCTGGGTGTAGTTGCCCAGACGCACGGTCGGGGTGATCACCTTGTTGGTCGGGTTGTCACCTTCGACAGCGGCATTCGCCAGATCCTGCGCATCGAGGGAATCGGTATTCCACTCGTGATAAGTCTGGTTGGCCTCCGTCTTCTTGCACATGTTGAAGAACGGAGTCTTGAACGGATCGACGTTGTAGATTGCGTTGATCAGGTCTTCACGGATGTTGACCTGTGTGTACACCTGGAAGGTGCTTGCGGGAACGGTCATGGATAATCCTCATGTTCTTTACCCCGTCAGCGTGTCGAAATAGGCGGCCTGAGCCTCTGGGCTCCGAGGGTTCGCGGCGAAACGCTGTTGGGCTTGGGTGCGGGCAGCGACTTTGGGGTCGCGCTCACTGCGTGCGCCGGGCTTGGCCATCTGGGGTGCGGCGCGCACCTTTTTCAACGACTCGGGCTTCTGTGCTTGGAGCTGGGCATATCGCGCCGCGTCATGGAGGATTTTCATGTGGCGGTGGTCGATGATGTTGCCGAGCTCGGCGTCCGAGAAACCCAATTGCTTACCATAGGTAAGGATGTCGTTGCGGCCGGATTCAAACGTCTTGGGATCCTTCCACTCGGGAATCAGTTCAAGCATCTTCTCGCGCCGCTGAGGTAGGAGTTTCGCGACTTCCTGTTGCTGTCGCTGTTCTTCCGCCTGGCGGGCGAGGTGTACACGCTGAAGCCCCTGCTGTACGGAAGCGAGCTTCTGCTGGTATTCGGTGGCACGAGCGGCGAACTCGGCCGGGTCCTGTGCACGGAGTGCAACCCAGTTCACATTCTGGTATTCGCCCATGAGCTGCTGTTCAGCGTCCTGATAGAGCGCCTGGGCATTGTTGATCTGGGCGACGATCGCTTGACGGATGTTCGTCTGCTCGGTCTCAAACTCGCGCCGAGCATCGGAGAGCATGATCGACTTGTTGTTGACGTGGCCTTCGAGCTGGAAATTCTTGATGGCCTGCTTCAACGGGACGGTCTTGGTCTCCCCATCGATCTGCACCGTAACGCCCAGTTCCTGCAGCGACTCGTAGTCGATGTCATGCTCTTTGGCGAAGGCCTCGAGACTGGAATAGGTCTTCTCAGCCGGGGCGGCTTCTTCGGTCTCTTCTCCCTCGATGGGAGTTTCCGCCTCACTGGCAGCTTGGAGTTCCTCGGCATCAGATTCCTGTGAGGCGGGTGCTGAGACCTTCTCCGGTGTCAGGTCAACAGGAGGCGTAGTTTCCTTAGCCGCTTTGGGGGCCAATTCCCGTTTGGCTTGTTTAGGAGCGGGCTTGTCGGCTTGGTCCGAACCGACATAGCGATCCACAGGTTTGGGCGCATTCTTGCTGGGCTCGAAAGCGCCGGCATCAAAGAGTCCCTGGAACGTGTTCTCGGTCGAGACGTTCTGATTGACTGTCAGCGCTTGCTGCACGCCCTCGGGGGTGGTGCTCATGGTCTATCTCCCAAACACTCGTTGTTTGAACGAGCGCTCCTGTTGAATCTGTAGCTCCGCGAGCTTACCGGTTTGCGCGGTCTGCTCGAAGAAATCGATGAGGTTGCCCCACAACTGCTCCATGATGATCAGCCGCGTGTGCATGTCGGTTTCGCGCAAGGGCACCTGTCTACGTTGCATCGCCATGGTGGACTCGACTCGCTCACGCATCTCCTTGAAGAGCGCGGACTCGATGATCTGCTGGGCCTGACCGGCACGGACGAGTTCTTCCTGTGGGGTTTTGGGCGTCATACGCGCACGTCCACTTCGCCTAGGTCTTTCTTCACATCCCCGCCGACATCCGCACTCGCCGCGGCCTTCTGCTTCGCCGCCTCGATCATGCCAATGACCCGGATGAGGGCGAGCGTGATGTCCTTATCGTGGCCCATCACCTCGGTCTGACGGTCCTGATGCTGCTGCAGGACGTCGTGTGCAGTTTTCTGATCCTCAAGCGTCTTCTCGTGCACCTGCTGGGTCTGCGCCTTCATAAGCTCAACTTTCGCATCGACCAAGGTGCGCTCGGTCTGCGCTTTCTCCTTGGCAGCAGCGCTCTGCGCAGTGATCTGTGCGACCTGAATCTTCGGATCCGGCGGCGGGGCGGGCTGGCTCGCCATCTTCTGCTTGTACTCGTCCGAAGCTGGGTCGAGCGCGAATTCCTGCGGGTTCTCGAAGCCCAGCACCTCGCAGCCACGTTTGAAGGTCGCATACCCGTGCTTGGGCTCGATCAGTCCCATCGGCACCAACTGGCCCTGCATCGTGCCCAGCATCGCGACGTTTGCCCGTGCTTCCTCTCGATTGCCGGAGCCCAGCCCCACATTGACGGACATCTTGTTCCGTCGGGGTTTCCAGTCCGTGGGGTCGATTTCGATCCACTTCCCCGCTCGTTCGAGCTGAAAGCTCTTGTCCTGATGACGAACGATGCAATTGCGGATCTTTTCGAAGATGTTCTTCACGCCTTCCGCGAGAAAGCGCGCAATGAGTTCGATCTTCAGCGAAGCGGCTGACAGTCCCGCCAATTGACCACCCTTCGTGACGTCCTGCAAGGCGTCCATATCGAGCCCTAGCTGCTGCTCTCCCACCCCAGTACGCATGGTGCGTAGGGTGTCGACGTACTGCATGACCGGTACGACCTGCTCCAGCATATTGCTCGGCTGCACGATCGGCATGATGGAGTTCTGCGGAGGGCCCTTCGTCCGGACGATTCCACCCGGCCGCGAGGTCAGGAGGTCGTCAATGTTGACGGTCTGCCAATCGACGCCCGTGCGCTGATTGTTCGCTAGTGCCAGGTTATCCAGGCCCTGACGAAAGAGCTGGGTCTTGATGATCTGCAGGTCAGCGAGCTCGTCGTAGAGGCTGATGCCGGTATGACGGTGGGGCATGCGTTTGGGGACGCAGGAGGCGTAGGGGGTTTCCTCTATCTCTTCGTCATCCAGGATGTCGTTACCGGCGACGAGCACGCTTCTGAGCTCCGCCAGCCCATCCCCGTCCCGATCGACGCGCATCACGTTGCGCCGCACCTCAATCTCTTCCATCGCATGATCGGCCGGATTCTCGACACTGAGTTGATCGACCACCTGATTGCGGGCCAAAGCATCCATTTCGAACCAGTTCGGGCGGCCAGTCGTCAGGCTGTCGACGAGGTCACGTGAGTGACCATCCGCCAGCAGGTCGGAGCGTGTCTCCTGGGTGAAGTGCTGGGCGAAGGGACAGTCCTCGAGGTTCCCCCGGGTACGAGGGGAAACACGCATCTCCTCCGGGGGAATGCACTGCACTTTGACGCGGCCGACTTTCTTGGTACGCCGGAGTTTCAGATCAAAGATCGTGGGCGGCAGGCCCTGTGGAATGAGAGCCGTAATCTCCTGCGGCATCGGGTATTCGTTCTGCTCGATGACGTCGACTGTCTCGTCCTTGCCGGTCTTCATCACCTTCGCCACGCCATCCTGATCCAAGCCCGAATAGCGTTCAACAGAACTGATGGTCTCTTCGACCCAATCAACCGTCACATAGCCGTTACGAAGCAGTAGCGCGTCTTTGAAGAAGTCATGCAGAATGAAAAAGCCGTTGTTCTGCTTCAGGAAGATGTCGTTGACCGCTTCGGTCTCGAGCTGCGCCTGGTCGCGGTCCTGGGCGCCTTCCGCGTCGAAGCGGCAGATCTGCTTGCTCTGGGTGAACATGCGCATGAGCTGCGGCATGATCCATTCGACCGTATCGCGTAGCTCCGGCAGCACGATCTGGCTGCGGTTCTCGATCTCGTTGCCGAGCGGACGGGCGAAATACGTGTTGAGGGCGTTGTAGCGATCGATCTCCAGCGTCGTCATTGCGGTATTGCTGGGGAAAATCACGCTGCTGATGGTGGCGCCGGCGGCCACAGAGGAACCCAGTGCAGCAAGCTCATAGGCGCGAATGAGCTGCAGCAGCTCCTCGTCGCTCATCTTCTTGGTGGGTTTCGTCCCCCCGTCAGGCATGCACGCTCCGCTAGGGCTGCGGCATCATCGGGGGAATCTACTGCACGGTCAAGCTATTAGGGCTTGATGCGCCACTCATACCCGACATTGGCCAAAAACACCTCCCGGTTACCGCAAATGCCTCCCGAGCATCGGTACTGATCGGCAGGTGAGACGTTATAGGCCTCCGTTGCCTCCGCGAACCAGCCCTGCCGCTGCCAGTGAGCCGTCACGCCGATCAGTTCAGCACCGATGTGACCGCCTGAGCCGTCTACGTGCTGTGAAAAGTGGCTCTGGTGCATGGCCTGCAGGCGCACGGTATTGGGAGCGAGGCAGCCAGTGAGCAGCAGGCAGGGGAGAAGGCGGATCATTTGCACGCCTGTTGCAATCCAGCGGCATGATTGAAAGTATTCCGCTGCTCTTCGACTATTTTCTTTACCGCATCGGTATAAAGGGCACTATCCGCAGGTGCTTTCACCACATCGAACCCCATCCGCCAAGCACTCAGCACCAATTCATAAGCCGCCTGCGCATTGAATTCAGGTGGGTATCCCGCGCACAATTCGCTCACTTTAGCTCGGACTGGATCGCTCATTTCCTCAGCCCCTTGATGAACGCCTGCACCCGCGGCCACTCACGCGGCTTCACCCACAACTGCTTGAGCACGTAGCCCAGCTGCCGCATGCGATCGCGGTGCTGGCGTTTCTGTGCGGCGGCGGTTGACATGTCTGGAGTGTGCGCCTAGACATGTCTGTGCGTCAAGCGCTGGGCTGCGGCTTGCGCTTGTAGCCCTTGGGTGGGCCGGGACGCTTGCGGACTATATCCGGCGGCAGTAATCGAGGGGATTCACGCCGCTCCAATGCCTCGACGCGCTTCTTCAGCTCCTGCAGCTCGGTCCAAACCTCAATACTGCTCATATGCGCATAAGCTCCCCTACCAATAGCCATTTTCGGGCCATTCTATGCGTCGCCTTCTCAGCCATGCACATAATATTCAGACAATCCCCAGCTTGGGATAGGCAATCGGTGCTGTAAAGCTGCTGCGGTCAGGGCTGTAGCGCCAAAAGGACCTGCCGATGGGGCAGTAGAACACGGTATTGGGCTTATCCCCCGTCTCGCGGATCAGCCCCTTGTGGTAGGGGCAGATGGCCGTATCCGCGCCCTCGGTCTCAATCGCTTGAATGGGAGGGCGGGCGAGGGGGGAGAAGGTCATCGCAGCACCAAGGGCCAGATTCCATGCCGATCACCGGGTACTCGGGCGCCAATGCGCCACCACACGTCAAATCCAGGCGTCCAGCGATATCGTGGCTTCATAGGACTCCACTCTTGCCGTACTTCAATGGCGGCAGCTTCATCTGCAGCTCGTTGTCCATCTGAGGGGCGGCCATGGCGACGTAGCGCGTCATGTCGGCGCCATGCGAGAACTGGTCGTGTAAAGGGCCCGCAGGCTCATTCGTGCTCTTGGGGATGCTACGCCGATAACGCTTCCAGCACTCCACCAGGCGCGCACACTTGGTGCGATCGACATAGCTCTGCTTGAGCATCATTCTCGTGGCCCGTATGCCTTCATCGACCGACAGGGCAGGTAGGACCTCCACCTCCCACTTAAGCCCCTCCAGGATCTCCTGTGCGGTCTTACCGGTCTTGTAGTCCCCGTGGCCTCCGTCGTGCGGCAGGAAGATCTTGCCCCAGCTGTAATTGCGCTTCCTGAGCTCCTGAGAGTAGTAATCGAGGGTTTTGTGGCTGTCCTCGATGTAGTCGATGAAGCGCATCTGGCTGATGTTCCGCTGCACCATACCGATCGACATCTGGTCGTTCCAGCCGAGGTCGAACACGGGATAGACGAGGTTGAACGGGTCCACCGGGTAATCCCCGATACGGTGCTCTGTGTGCAGCAGAGCGACTTCATCGGCGTAAATGGCACCTGAAATGGACCGTCGACACTTGCCCTCCCAGATGTTCTGGTATTCGTCATCCGGGAGTGTGGCTTGGGCGTGCTGGCGTTCCTTCTCCAGCACCCCACTGAACCAAGGGTTATCACGCCAGTTCAGCTCAATGTGAATGATGTCTTCGGGTGGGTTTTCCACCAGGCGCAGGTAGGTTTCGTCCGTGTCGAGCTCGGGATTCCAGGTCGCCCAGATCTCACTCCCCTCTTTGCGGATGGTGGGAATCAGGATGGTCCAGCTACGCCGAGTGAGGACCTGGGCTTCCTCGAGCCAGACGTAATCGATGCCCTCGTAGGATTTCAGGCTCTCCGCAGTCTGATCAGAGAGGCCGGCGAACATGAACTCGGTGCCGCATTTGCCGTGGATACCGCGCAGGTCCACGTCGTAGAGGCTCGCCAAGCCCATGGCCTCAATCTGGTCGCTCAGGAGCTTGTGCACGCTGTCCCGAATCGATTGCTGCACTTCGCGGGTACAGAGCACACGAATGGGTTGGTGCAGGCCTTTGATCAGCAGTGCGCGGGCGACGGACCAGCTCTTCGCAGAACCTCGGCCACCGCGGATGTCCTTATAGCGGCTGGGCGTGAAAAGGGGCTGGGCCTTCTCAGGGAATTGGGCGGTGAACTGGACTGACGAATTCAAGCGTGCCTTTCACCTGGATGGCGTTGCCGTCTTTGCCCGTCAGCTCGGTGCGAGCGAGCTTGGGGATGTGGAATTCCGCCATGTCCATCGCAAGCTTTAGTGCTGTGGCCGGATCCGGCCGGCGCAGCCAATTCAGATCAACGAGAGGCTTCTGCGTGACAGGATCTAGAATTGGCTTACCGTCCTCATCCGTGATCGGCTCGGCCTCCTTCTCGCCTGCTGCAACGGCCGCTAGCCAGACACTGAAGTTGTCCACATTGGACTCAAGGAGTTGAGCGATCGCCGCTCTGACGTCGGCTATGGCCTT